CACAGCTTTATAATGGCTTCTACCATTACAAAACTGCGTGTCATTGACTCATCACTGAGTCCGGCTCCTGAGAAGGAGCCAACACCAGATTCCGTACAGGAATCAACCACTTCCAAGCGCAAATCCGCGCGAGGAGGGAGAAGACGGGCGGCGGGACAGACTGGGTCTGTTGCGCCACCCTCAGAGAAGTTGCTTAACTCTGAGCAAACAGAGGTTGTCGACGTTACCTACGAAGACACACTCTGCCAGTCAGTTCCGCCTGAAAAGACGGACGAAGCTCCTCCTTTCGACATCTTGGAATGGGCCAAGGATCCACGACATGTGGTCGTTGCCCATTACCCCGATGACGATTACCCGATAACGCTATACGATATCCCGAGTCTTGAAGACGCCGGTGATCTTATCGCATATCCCGTTCCGGGTGTTCTCATGCCAGACGGTTCAGTCTATTTCATCCCAACAGATGATCTAGACTTCCTTTCTGAGGACGACCAAACTTTGGTCGGAAGCTCTAGCGGAGAAGAAAGCGAGCAGTATGATGCTGAGGCCGATTCTTGGTCGGATTCCGAAGACAGTAGTCAAGGAACCGATCCGAGTTCGGACGAAGGCGACGAGCCAACGTTGTTCAGTCATGCTGATCGAGACGACGCACCCCCGGTTTCGTCAACCGAGGCCGCGATCGATGCGCGAGATCAAGAGCCCAGCGAGGACTCTGAGATTCACTTAGACACCGAAGAGGATCTAAGCGAACATCCAGAGTTCAACCCTGAGTTCATTGATTCTCTACCCCACCCAAAGGGCAGATCGTTTGGTAAATACTATTACCAAAGTGCAGTTGGACTCACAACCAATAGGCTGTGGAAGAACAACTGCGTCGTGAAACATCCGTTCCACCGACCTGTAGAACTCCTGGCCAATAGCCAGAAGCTCATTTGGGAGGCGCGGGATCTCTGTGTTAGAGGAAAGGGTCGGTCTGTCCATTTACAAGATAGATGGAAGACACTGAAGACCATTCACCCTTTGACACAGAGGGAGAAAGACGCAATGCGAGCAGAAGATCTGCTTAGGTATTGGTCAGCTCAAAAAGACGAGACTGGGGAATTGAAACCTCCAGCCAAACGTTTCTTTAAGCGACTACGCCTACTGGAATTCCAGCGATGCGTTCTTGACACTTTGTTCATTGGCTTGCATGCAGCTCATATTAAGCTGAATGCAAGGTCAGTCAGGGATATCAACCGGTTTATTAGACTCGTGTTGAATAGACCTGTAGACGCGGCCAAGGAACTAAAGCGTTGGGCAGGAATAGCTCGGTCCCGGTATTTCGGAGACGCAGCCATCAAACTTCCTAAGGTCCTCATGGGTACCTCTAAGAAGCAGATGCTGCAATTCTCTTATACGGGTCGAGCACTCCCTCCCCCTCCGAAGGATGAATCGCTGATTACCGATTACATCCAACGACTCACTTCGGAACCGCCCCCTGAGCATCCACTCTGGGCGTCGTTCTGCGAGGAGTATTTTGCGGCGCTTCCGATCGACCCACTAAAGATCGAGTATCGTACCGACCCATCAGTGTCGGCCTCTTTTGCTTATAGCAGAGAAGAGGGTGGTTTTACCACTGCGGTACAGTCTTTAGTATCGCTCGGATTTGCTATCGCAGACGCGTACTGGTCTGAGATCCGTTCGCCCGACTTGGAGCTAACCGTTTTTGACGGCTATGGCCCCAACGGAGTTCACGAGAGTAGTTTACGTATGTATTCCACTCACGTTGAGCCCCTGTTCGGTGAAGGTCTTAGAGACATATTGGAAACCATTATTGGCGTACAATATGATCCTAACCGGGACGCGCCTCGAGACGATGAGGCCATGACTTTCGATGATATTGGAGAATTCATCGGAAGGCATGAGGCGGTCATGGACGATCCTTGGCAGGAACCAACGGCTTTTGGCCGGAGGACCCACGAGGAGACGTTCATGAACGCGCCCAACTCGTTCGAGGAACTGAAGATGCGAACCAGCCGTGAGAGATTCTATTCGGATTGTCTCACAGTTGGTGTACACGCTGTTCTTCAGAAGATAGAGCATATTCCACTCCTTCCGATCTATGCGGAAGAGAAGGGGTTGAAGGTGCGCTATCCCGCGACTACGCTCGCGGCGGCCACATTGGTATATCAACTGTGGCGCCGAGCCATAGACGCGCATCTGCTACAGGATCCCAAGCACAGTAGTAGTCTTGGGGGATCTAAGCCTCTTCCATTCCACACTTTTCGAAGCAGGAATCGGGAAGATGCGAAGAAAACCAGGTCGGGCGAGCAATACTTTTACTCGCAGGACCTATCCTATGCCACTGACCTACATCCGTTCTGGTTAACAAGGACGGCGTACGAGGCGATAGCAGAGTTCCATCCTGGACTGTCCCAGTTTGTTCAGTACTTTGACAAGCTCTTTGGACCTCAGAAGATTATTTCGACTGAGGGGCTTGAAAAGGCTGAACTGCTGAGGAAGCCTGTGGATGATATCCAGATAACTGGTGTGGGCAGCCTGTCCCGACAATCTCGTAGAGATGTCGAAAAGACAAGTGCCTGGCGAATAATTCATGCCGATCGGACAATTGCCGTCGATGAACCTTTCGTCACCAGGTGTCAGGATTACATATCTTCGTGGGCCGAGTGGCTCACAAAGATAAACGGGTTCGATGGACCGTTAACGACTACCTCGGCATCAATGGGGAACGCAACTTCGTTTCCCATCATGCCCCTCTTGACCGAGTTTTGTGCTCGTCAAGCAGGGATAGAGGAGTTTATAACGGCCGGCGACGACGCCGTTCTTTCAAGGATGACCCCTGAAAAGGAACGGATCTTCGAAGAAACCGTACGTCAGTGTGGAGGCGTTTTATCGTTGGGCGATCCCAGTAAAGGAAAGCCAAACAAGATATTCCGTCACCCCACAAAGATGATGTTCTGTGAAGCTGTCTATGTCTTACGTAACAATAAGATTAGACTAGAGCCCACGGCACATCTTAGCCTATGGACGGCACCGCCCGGAGGGTCAAAAGGATCGATAGACTGGTTTAACCAATCGTCTTCGGTCCTACAGCACTATGAAAGTGTTGGACTCCCCGTAAAGAGCACAAAGTTATGGACAAAATCCAAAACTTGGTACTCCGTATGTGCGGCCGCCAAATTAGGTATCCCGGTGGGAGCAGGGTATGATCTAGGTGGGTTAAACCATCCTAAATTCAAGCCCGGTTCGGCTGGCAGCAAACATGAAACCTCGGTCTGGTTGAACGCGGTTTCACAGCTGGACAAGTTCGAACTTGCTCTCGGGACGGGCCTTTCGATACTTCCTTCTGGAGCATCGGCCTTAGCGCTGAAAGCAACCAAGGAGGCCTTGAAAGGAATGGACAGTGTGATTCTTGGATCTTCGGATTCAGAAATCCCTGGCCATCTTATCGCCTCGAGCGACAGTCCAATTCCAGGAAGAGTATTCTTGGATGAGGCTGCCGACGTCGCGATGAGGATGTCTACGTCGTGGGAACTGTACCACCGTAAGCCTCCCCGCACACTCCGAACGCCCGCAATAGCGGTAACGGTGGAGATGTTCAGGAAGAAACTCCGGAAGTACCCTCGGATCCGTAAGGAATTCGAGTACGAGCCTACGATGGAAGACATCGCCCGCAAAAAGTTGCACTGCGTCGATGAGGAATTTATGGAGGAATTCCTCGCCGCGGGCCATAGCTCCAATAGAGCGTATGGTCTGATGCAAGCTAGGACCAACAAAGCGGTCCGTGCAAGATCACAGTGGCAGCATATTGCAGATCTCAG